ACGTTCGACACAATGACGGTGGCGCCGAGCAGGGGCGCGCCCGTCGTGGCGTTGAATGTGAGCCCGACGAGGGTGTTTGTGGCCTGGCTCAAATAGAGGAGCACGAGGATCCCTTGCGATGGCGCGTATACGCAGACGGGGTTCTGCACGCTCGAGAGTCCGATCGAGGTCATCGGGATGACGACCTCGCCCTCCGCATCGCTGACGAGCGTGTAGGAGATCTGATCCCCAGCGCTCGCGTTGCCCGGCTTCCAGGCGATGAGCCGGTACCCGTTGCCCACCGCCATCGACTGCAGGTAGATCGGGAACTTGTCGTAGCCGACCGAGCGCCGCGACCAAACCCCGGGCGTGCATTGCGGGGCGTAGAAGGGATTCGGGATCGTCCAGTGCGACGATGACGGCACCGAGGGCGACCAGAATCGCGCCGACGACTGCGCGAAGGGCGTGTTGACCTGCGCGAAGACTCCACCGCCCGGTAACTCCACCCCGCGCAGCGCCGGGAGCTGCTGGGGCATGTCGTCGGCCGTGTTGTGGACGAGCCCGCGGCGGTTCTTCCACTCCCCCGCTCGCTCCTGCCGGACGTTGTCGAGCTGCAGGAACGAGCCCGGCTGCTGGACCAGCGGGGCTTGCTTGGTCTGCAGCCCTCCCACGAGCGGCCAGCTCACGATCTGCTTCGCGAGCCCCTGGGGCCTGGGGGGCATTACATCCGCCTCCACCGGCCGGTGGCGACCCCTGCCGCCTGGAGGGTGTTGGTGTTGTCGTCAGCCGCGGTGCTGAACGGGTCCCACACGAACGGGCCCTGCAGGCCGTCCTTAGGCGACAGCTGCCCGCACACGAGGCAGGCCATGGGCCCATTGGCTCCGGTGGGGTCCCCCGGCACGGCGCGCGCGGCGGCGAACGTCGGCAGCGTCACCGTGGCCCGGGCGGTCTTGTACGTCGGGACGAGCCCGGCGAGCTCGCGGAGGCCGTCATAGAACGCCGAGAGCACCTCGAGCAGCTGCGCGGGGTCCCCGATGACGTCGAGTGTCGGCCGGCGCAGCTTCATGAGGGGGGGACAGTGTCCCTCTCATTGCGATGCGTCATTACCATGGCCCGCGCGAGAAGACGTTGCGATGGCGCACGTCCTCCACGCCGTCGGGATCTGCCGTGCGCTGGTCGGAGGCCCACCGCTTGACCCGGCCCCGTTCCCCGAAGTCGGTCTGGCCGTCGCCATCGAGCAGGAACAGGAAGCCCGTGGCGTCCGATTCCTCGCGGATGAGCCCCTGGACGACCGCGAACCAGACGATGAAGTCCTGGAACTGGTCGAGCTCGGCGTCGACCGTGAAGAACACGAAGGCGAAGAGCATGGGCGTCCCGTCGATGCCGATCTGCGCCGGCGGGGTCACGTTCATGAAGGAGGTGCCCGACTGGGCGCCTGCCGAGGCGGTGATGATGTCCCCGTAGGCCACCTCGGAAAACTGGTCGTAGTCCGTGGCCCGGGTGAGCACATACTGAGCCACCCCGCTCCCCGTGTTTGAGACGGTGTAGATCCCGTTGTTGATCTTGTTCGCCTCGGAGACGACCAAAATCCGATCGTTAACCGCCACGGCTACGCCGTCTACGGACAAGGCGCCAAGGGCACTCGCGATGAGCTGCTTGCCTATGCCGGGGCCGCCAAACGAGTTGTTAGCCGGGAGTGGTACGTCGCTAATGAGCCGCACCGTGAAGCCGGGAGCCCCTGCGATCGGCGGGCACTGGGGCACGTAGTCGAGGGCGTAGTTCCCCTGCGACCGCTGGGGGGGCATGATCATGAGGTTCGCGTCCTGCACGCGGTAGCTCCGATCGCCAGACTGCGAGCCGTTGCGGGGGCCGTTCTTGTTGAGGAAGCGCTCCTGGTCCGTGTCCGGATCGCTCCTGACGTAGAGCACCTCCCGAAAGTCCGGCGGGAGCGCCGAGGTGTTCCCCCCGATCCCACCCGCAAGAGCGAACGTCGGCGTGGTCTTCACCCGGAAGGTCTTGTTGACGCCGACCACCTCGGACCAGAGAGCCCGGTACCCATCGAGGAGGAGCTGCTGCTTCTCGGTGAGTGAGAGGACCGTTGTCCCGGCGACGTCATAGAGCACGTCGAACCGGGACACCAGCTGGGCCAAGGTGATCGACACCCGCTACTCCTTCGACAGCTTCTTGAAGCAGGCCTCCACGTAGTCGCCGAGGGCGGACTTGAAGTCGTCCCGCTTGTCGTCGGGGACCCCGGCGGCGTCGGCCAGTGCGTCGGCCGCCGAGTCCTCCACGTCGTCGTAGGACGACCCCTCCCCGGTCTCCCCCTCGTCGTCGTCCCCGTCGTCCTTGGACGGCTTGACCTTCTTCGCCAGCTCCACCGTGATCGAGGCCATCAGATGCCCTCGGCCAGGTCGAAGCTGAGGATGATGGTCGACGGGTTGGCCACGTCCGCCGCGGCGTAGGTGTCGCCGCGGACGAATTGGATCACCAGCTGCCCGTTCTTGCTCCCCGCCGTCAGGTTGTCGGTGAGGATGAAGGCCGGGAAGCCGTTGGCGATGGCCGCTGGCGATTGCAGGAAGACCGTGTCGAACGCGATGATCCGCTTCGCCCCGGCCGAGAACTGCAGGAGGTACTGGCCCGCCGTTCCCTGCTTGGTGGCCACGATGCCGCTATCGGCGTCCTGGCTGGTGATGGCGCCCGAGGCGCCGATGATGAGCTGGTGCGTGTACGTGATCACGCCCCTGTGGCGCACCACCCCCTTGCGGGGATAGGGCGCGCGTCGCTGTGGGAAGGCCATGGTGCTGCCCCCTTACTCGTGCTGGATGACGACGTTGTGGCAGGGAGCGTTGCAGCCCTGCGCGCCGTAGTACCCGACGCGGCACTCGATACCGTCGTCGTCGGTGAGGCGCAGGATCTTGTTGCCGTCCTGCGTGAGGAAGTCGGGGATCTTCGAGGTCCCAGCGCCGTACACCATCCAGGCGTCCATCTCGAGGACGTAGGACTGCTGCCGCGGGCAGTAGCGGTCCGAGAACACGTTGATGTCCCCGTAGTTGGTCTCGACCGTCACGCCCTTGAAGCCGATCCCCATCTTCCCCATCACCGTCGCCGGGCGGTACCGGCCCTGTCCCTGCGTGATGAGGTTGCCGTAGCGGGTCGGGTTCATGAACGCCATCGAGGGGCGGCCGCCCATGCGGTCAGCCTCGACGGCCGACTGGATGAGCGCCTCCTCCTCCGACAGCGTGCGGCCGTCGACGTACGTCCCGGGCAGACGCCCGTCGTTGTTGCGGTCCCCGAGGTTGTTGAAGTTCTCGCCCGGGGTCGGAGCCGACACCGGCATCCAGGCCGCGAGGCCGGGGATGGCCAGCGGGGTCGGCGTGGCGCTGTTCTGCCGGTCGCCAGAGGCGAAGATGAAGTCGCCCGTCGAGATGCCCGTCACCGTGTTGAGGTTGGCGTTGAAAGTGATGTTGCCGCCCTTGTAGTCGATCGCGATGCAGGTCAGCACCGCGCCCGCGTTGCGCAGCACCGCCGCGTTGGCGCTCGAGGAGAAGGCGTAGTCCATGCCCTTCTCGAACAGGACCGCGTCCTCACGGATGGCGAGGTTGAGGATGGCCGTCGCGAGGTTCGTGGTGCTCGAGATGTTGGCGATCCAGCCGAAGCCGTCGCGATACACCTTCGTGCAGAAGGAGTGCATCGTCGCATCCAGGATGCCGTCGATCTGAGCGACGAACTTGTCGTAGAACGTGCCCAGCTTGTCGCCGGCGGTCGCGAGCAGGAGCCCGGCGATCGTCGCCCGGCCGTAGTCCGTCACCCACGAGAGCTGCGGCTGCTTCACCGTGGTGAAGCCGTAGGTCGTGTCCTCCGACTTCGACTTCACGACCGAGAAGCCAGCCGAACGCGCCGGGGAGTTGCCGACCCGCATTGCGTAGGTCGGCGAAAGACCGCTCCATGCCTTCTTGCGGATCATCGCCCCGAGCGGGCCCTTGGACCACCCGACCTCACCGAGCGCCGCATCGTCGTACCGACGCTTCAAGGCGTTCTGCAGGTTGTTGAACGTCCCACCGGCGACGGTGAGCGCCCCTCCGATTCCCAGCGCACCCGCGAACGAATCGAGGGCGGCGAGACCGACAAAGAGGGCAATCAGCCCGACGGTTGGACCATGGAACTGGAAGGAAACGGCAACGGCTGCCACGACGAGCAGCGCAACGAACGCGGTGAGAATACGCATGACGAAACACCTCGCGAAGGGGTTGAGGAACAACCCGGCTTCGAGCGCGCTGGTGTTTCGCCGTTAACGTTTCGTCGTGGGGCGCTCTACCCGGAACTCATCACGGGTGGCTTTTCCGATCGGAGGTGTCAAGGATTGCGAACGAGGGGGGGACAGTGTCCCCGTTGCTGGGCTGCGTTATAGGTGCTGGATCTCGATGATCGGGCGATCGCGGTCCTCGCGCGGGCATCCGATCGTCTTGGATTCAGGAATCGCGTCGTCCCTCACTACCTCGACGACTCCGAGCCCCGTCATAGGGAACTCCAGGACGCCGTCGCGCGCCGTCGCGCAGAACGGCGGCAGTTCATACGAGCAATTTAGGAAGGCTGCATGGCTCGTCTTGAACACGCGGGCAGCTGATGCATGGGCGGCTTGTCTGATGCTGTCGAGATGTGACAGACACCGCCCATCGAGGGTTTCCATCACCAGCCCATCTCTTTCTTGATCTGGAGGTCACGATCGGTCTTGTCGCGCGGGAGCGGCGTGGGCTTGGCGTCGGGGCGCGCGCCGGTGCGACGGCCGATGGCGCGCGCGGCGGCCACGGGGCGGGGCTCGCCGTCGGTCTGGGTCTCGGTCCTTGCCGTTGGGCGCTTGGCCAGCTCGGCAAGCTCGGGGCGCTTGGATGCGAGCCACTGCTCGACGACATCGGCGGCGCCCTCGACGTAGTCCTGGGGGCTACCCTTCTTGCCGGCGTCCATCCATGCCTGATAGGCGGTCTCCACGACCAGGCCGTAGCCGGTGCGGATGTGCTGGCCATCGATGATGAGGTCGCGGGCGATCTTGACGATCGGCACGTCGATGTTCTTCACCGCCTCGGCCACGAACTGATCGGCTTCGAGGATCCGCGCGTTCTGGCGCTCGGCGTCCCGGTCGGCCTCCACCTTCTTGAGCCGCTCGACCTCGAGCTTGAGTGCCGTGATGGCCGGGTCCTCCTTGGCGGGCGGCGCAGTCGCGTCCTCGTCCGGCTTGTCGAGCAGGAGCTCCTCCATGAGGGCATCGCGCTCGGCCTTCGGGAGCTTCCGGGCCCGTTCCCGCACCGGCGTGTTGGCGGCTGCCTCCAACTCGGCGGCTCGCTTCTCCGCGGCGTCTGCCCGCTCCTGCGCGGCCCTGGCGGCCGTCTCGGCGCTGCGCTTCGCCTTCTCGCCTTCGAGGGCATCCAGAGCACGCCGGCGCTGCTCGGGAGAGAGCGTCTTGCGCTCGTTCGGCGTGGCGGTCTCCTCCTTGGCCTTGGCCTGCGCTGCAGCCGCGAGGGCCACCTCACTGGCGCCCGAGGCGTCTTCGGCAGCCCCGGGGCCTTCCGTGCCGCCCTGGTCGTCCCACTTGATCACCTGCGCCCGATCGCCCTCTTCGATCTTGATGGGGCCACCGTTCGTGCCCTCGTCGGCGAAGTCTCGATCGGCGTGCTCGTCCCAGGCGATGACCTTTGGCTCCTGCCCGCCCCTCGACTGAGGCGGCGCCTTGGCCGGTGCTTCCTTCGGGGCCTCTGCGACCGCTTCGGCTCGGGGCTGGAATCGACCACCATCACCGCGGGGCGCGGCTGCTTGTTTCGCCATGGGACTCTCCTGTTTCGACGTTGGGTGTTACGCAGCCATTCCGGCGGCGGCTTGCTGGACTTCCTCGGGAGACTGCCCCGCCGGAGCCCCAGGTGGGACGGCGGCGCCGGGGGGCGCGATGCCGGGGGGATTCACCGGCGCAGGCATTGGGGGCGGCGCCTTCGCGGCGTCGGCCTTGGGCTTCATGTAGGCGAGTAGCTTGCGCATCAGCGAAAGGTTTTCCTCTGGATAGTCGCTGTCGTCCGAGATGGCCTTGAGGTACCGCTTCCGCGCGTACTCGTACATGTTGACGGGGTCGATCTGCTCGTCGGGCGTCTTGTATTTGCCCTTCTCGAGGATGTCGTCCACGAGGCGCTCCATCGCGTACGGCTCGGCCAGGGCGATGTCGATGAGCGGGGCCAGGTCGGGGATGTCCATCGCTTTGAGCGCGTCCTCCTTGGTGATGAACCCCGACTGAATGAGCTCGGTGGCGCGCTGGAAGCGGCCCGAGACCGTCTGCCCGAACACCGATGAGGGGAACCGCCTGATCTCGAACTCCTGCTCGAGGTCCCCGAGCGTGAGCTCGCGCCAGACCCCACGGGAGACGCCGCGCCACTTCGGCTCGACGGGGTTCTCCTCGCGCGTGGCGAGCTTCTTGGTCAGCTTCCACCACCACCCCGCGGCATCCACGCGGATGTCCTCCCAGGTTTGCGAGAGCAGCGCGAGGCGGTCGGTCTGGATCTCCGAGGATTCACGGATGGCGATGGCCGCCGTGATCCCGGGCTGCTTCTCGCCCTTGGCCAGCCCCTGCGCCACGCCCAAGGTCTCGTACCCCGCCTGCTTGCAGGTATTGTAGTACTGGTACATCTCGGGCCCGGCGGCGGACGGATTGATGACGGTCGAGGCGCGGTTGCGGTAGCGCTCCTGCCTGATGACCGCGTTGTTGAGCTTCTCCGGCCCAGCCTCGTCCTCGGGCGTCTGCCAGACCTGCAGGGATGTGAGGCGGTGGGAGTCGCGCATGCTGGTCGCCCACTCGATAAGCTCGAGTTGCAGCGGCCGGAGCCTTCGGATCGCGCCTTCGCCCCACATCCCCACGAACCGCTCGTCGAACTTCTTGATGGTCAGTGGGAAGCCGTCCCACTCCCAGTCCTCGTCCAGCACCGCCACGGGTCCAGCGATGACGACGTGGCGCCCCTCGGGCCCACGCTGCCACGCCTCGACGATGCGGCAGAGGTTGCGGTTCGTGATGTAGATGACCCCGGCGGCCGTGGGGCTCGTCACCGAGGTTGCGCGCAGCTTCTCGACGTCGACCCTGTAGAGCGCGGCGGCCTGCTCCACCGGCAGGTAGGTCACGTGGTAGGCGCACTCGGGCCGGCGGTAGATGCTCTCGGCCTCGTCGAAGTAGAACTCCCACGAGGGGAACCGGGCCGTGACCACCGTGTCGTTCTCGTCCCCGCTGCCGTCGATGTAGTGCTTGAGGACGCCGCCGTCCCCCGTGAGGAGGTCGCGGAACATGTAAGCGGCCTCGGCCTGGAAGCCGACCACCTCAGCCCACGCATCCGACATCTCGGTCATGTCGCGGGAGGCGCGGCGGGCGAGGTAGTTCCCGCCGTTGGGGAGGAACTGCGCCCGCGTCCTGAACGAGCAGATGCGGTTCTGGATCGCGTTCGGGATGGAGTAGCAGATGTTGAACGCGATGTTGTCTTCGCTGGGGAACAGCGTGTTGTAGCTGGCGAAGTTCAGCTCGTAGAGCGAGGAGAGCGGCTGGCCGAGGTAGAACTCGCAGTCGTAGAGCAGCTGCTGCCGGCGGGTGGACTCGTAGGGCGAGCGTTCGAGGACGTCGACCTGGGCCTGGAGCGCGGCGGCGACGTCATTCTTCTCGGCGAACCAGGGCGTGCCGCCGGTGACGCCCGAGTTGACCACCGAGGTTGTCACGGCGTCTTCCGCTTCTTGCGCTTGCCGTAGCCCGGGTCCTTGAGGCCGCTCTTCCGGGCCTGCGCGAACGCTTCGGCCGCGGCTTGCGCGCGCGGCGTGCCGGAGCTGATCGCCTCGCCGATGTTCGACGAGATGGTGGCCCGGCTCTTACCCGGCAGGAGCGGCACGCCCTACCAAACCCCCGGAGGGGTCGCCTGCCACGGCGTCGAGCCGCGGTTGTAGGCGATCACCTCGCGCACGTCGGGGTTGCCGTTCGCTCGTGCCTGAGCGAACGCGCCATCGACGAAGTCCCGTCGGATGAGGTCGCCGCGGAATGGCTCGCTGATGGGGCCGGGGCTGTTGCAGCCGAGGGGACACGGGTCTTCTCGCGGCGCGTCCCAGTGCTCGCAGACGAAGAGCATCGTGTAACGCCTACTCACTCGGCGTCTCCACGTCGAAGCCCTTGGTGTTCTCGGGCTCGGACTTGCCGGCCAGGAACGCCGCGTGCGCCTTTTGCGCGCCTTCGTGGGCCGCGACCACCGCGCCGTGGACCTGCTCGGTGATGGTGTCAAGGGAGCGCATCCACACCGGGTCTAGGCCGGCGTTGTACTGGTGCCGGCCGTTGAGGAGCTGCAAGAGCGCCTTGGCCTGCGTGTCGTCGAGTGTGAGCGTCATCGGATGCCTTTCAGGCGAGCGCCCCAGGGCCCGCCGACGACGCCGCGCTCTTCCGCCTCGCGCATCGCCTTCAGGTGCTGGTCGAACGGAGTCACCTCGGCAGCGGTGGCTTTTTTCGGCAGCTTCCGCAAGAGATCTCGCGCGTACCGCCAGGGATAGAGCCACCCGTCCCCCTGGTCCGAGTGGTCGGCGTCCTCGGCCAGCTTCCCGGGCCGCTTCCAGCGTAGCCGCTTCGCCTCCCGAATCATCGAGCAGCCAGCCTCCACCGTGTGCGTCCCCTCGCGGAGATCATTGTTGAGCCACTCGATGGCCTGCACCTTCTCCTTCTTGTCGGCCTCCACCCACATGATCTGCGGGGCGTCCGTCCTGAAGGTCTCGATGGTCTTCCGCGTGGCGTGTCCCGCGGGGTCGTAGACGACGATGGGGCACGGCTGCCCCGATGCGCCTGCCGGGCCAGTGAACGCCGGGGCGAGGTCCAGGATGCGCCGGAACAGCTGGTGGTTGGTCTGCTGGCCCTTCGTCTCCATGTGCCGGAGGTGCGACCACTGCCGCAGCGGCTCGACGCCTACGACCCCGATCGCGTCGTGGTCCTTCCACCCGAGGTCGAGCCCGATGATGTTGCCGTACCAGGGCCCGACCACGGTCCTGACCGCCTCGTCGGGGATGTAGTACACGAGCGCGTCGGGGTCGACGACCCACTCGCCCTTCCACTCACGCCGGAACGTCGTGTTGTCGGGCGTCCAGTGGTGAAGGGCCAGCTGCTCGGCGAGGACGTCGCGCCCCTGCCGCATGAAGAACGGATTCTGATTCGCGGTCCAGTGGTGGTCGGCGCTCCACTTCTGCACGTCGTGGCAGGCTTCGAAGAAGAACCCGTCGGCGACTTCTCCAGGGGTCCCGGTGGCCCATGCCTGGCCCTGGTAGTCGACGATCACCGGGAGGATGGCCGACACGAACTTCTTCGTGAACCAGTCGGGGGCGAGCTGCGCCTCGTCGACGTCCACGAAGTCCGCCCACCGCCCCCGGGCCCGCTCCACGTCGTCCCGGTCGTGGAAGCTGAACACCTCGAGCCGCCGCTGTCCCCGCGTCCACCAGCGGTCTGACCAGTGCTCCCGGAGGCCAAGGTCTAGGTCGCGGTTGTAGGTCTGCAGCGTCTCCCACAGGATGTCCACGCCCTGTTCCCCAGTGGGGGCGAAGTAGAAGACCTTGGCCGTCGCCCGCTGCTCGAACTTCTGCAGCGTCTTCCCGATGACGGCGGTGGTCTTCCCGCTACGCCGCCCCGGGTGAGCGGAGACGAGCGTGGCGGGGTCGTCGAGCAGCGAGAGCTGGTCGGGCCCCAGGATGGCGCGGAATCGCTCATAGGCCCCGCTGCCTGCGCTCCCGCGCGCCCTGACGTACCGGGCGGCGAGCTCCTCGAGGGACATCAGTCGAACTCGCCGGCCTCGTACCGGTCGATCGCGACCTGGAGGGCTGCCATCGACCTGGCATTGTTCCCAAGCTGCTGGCCGCGAATGCCCTGCGGCGGCCCGTCGGGGGCTCGCCAGCGGATGCCGCGTTTAGCCGTCCAGGCCCGCCACGAAGGCGTCGGCGCGCGCGCGACGATCGGCTTGTCCCCGAGAGCGGCCAACAAATCCTTCCCGATGCCGAGGCCGCGGAAGCCGCGCTTGACGTAGAGCATCTCCACCGAGCCTCCCTCGTTCGCCAGCACGAATCCCAGTAGCGCCCCGGCCGCTTCGGCCACGAACGCGCGTCCCACCGCCAGGCGCCGTGACGCCTCCGGTACCGCCAGGGCCGCCCACGCTGTCCACGGCATCCGCCGGGGCTGCCGAACCTTGGCCGTGGTCTCGACGATGAACCGCGCGTCCTCCTGCTCGGCTGGGCGGATGCGGAAGCTCGCCTCGAAGTAGTCGGGCGTCCCGCCGGCCTCGGAGCCCTGCGAGGGTGGGACAGTGTCCCTCTCATCGCGTTGCGTCATGTCGCCGCTCGGGCCGCGAGCGCGTTGGCGATCTCGTGTCGGTGCGTCCAGCGCCAGGCGGCCATGTAGAACTCGCGGTCGAAGCGCTTGGCGAGCTCGTTTAACACATCCCGGCGCTCGTCCTCCGGGAGGCCACTGAGTAGCGCCGTCACGTCGTCGAGGGCGCTCACTTCGCCACCGCCGTCAGGAGGCGTGGGGGATCTGGCGGCGTGGCGAGCGCCCGCGCCTCTGCGTCTGCAACGAGCTGCTGCAAGCGCTCCTCGACCGCGCGCTTGATGCGGTCCGACTCCTCGCCCTTGGCGACGCCCGCGGCGGCCAGGATAGCCTTGCACGCTGATACCCGGCCGGGATCGGCCCACCTGCGGCCCTCGGCCATGTCAATGAGCATCTGCGCCGCGCTCTCTGCCCCTCGTCGCAGGGTGCGCGTTGCTCCCTGCACCATCTGCTCCGTTGCCTGGTCGAGACGTTCCCTGACGCCGGGCTCTGCGAGCAATCGGAAAGCGTGACGCCGAGAGACGCCGATCTCGTCGGCTACCTCACGGACAGATCGGCCTTCGAGTAGTCCCTCAACCAGCTTCGCGGAACGTGCTTTCATGGCGTGCTTCCTGTTTCGACGTGGCCATGTTGTGGGGCACCGGGTCTATCGGATACCCCGCTCGCTCTTCTCGGTCGGTCGCAAGGCGGGCTACGTTGGCCAGCGGCGACCACCGAGGCTTCGCCCACCTGCTCATGCCGCCCCGGGACCGCTTGCGGACCAAGGCTTGCTCGCCTCGGATGGCCACGACCTTGGCCACGGCAGGGATGGGGGACTGATCCTCGGGGAACCGCATCACCGTCACGGCGCCTACTGCGACCTTCACGGTCGAGCCTCTCCAACATTCGCCGCTCGCGGATAAGTGCCGCGATGAAGACCGCCCACGGGCAACCAGCGCGCGTCGCCGTCCGGCGGCACGATGCGCGTCAGGGCCCGGAGGCGTTCCGCGTATCTGTCCACGGGTACCTAGGCTACCACGTTTCACTTCTTTCAGAACGTTCAAAAAGAATTGAAACTTTGTCACACACGACGGGCCGATCTGTTGGGGGTCCAGTTCGGAGGCAGCAGGCGCCCGTCCTCGGGCCAGCGCTACCGGCTCCTATGTGATCGAGCGGGGCGACGTACGCCAGAGGCAGCGAGGCCCGTGGCCTGCCTCGTAGATCTCCGGTCTCGCCACTGCGGGCCGGGATTGGCGGTCAACCCTATTCATTCGCCCGAGATCTTGAGTCGTAGTGCCAGTGGAAACCGGTACTCGTTTGCTTCCCGATGGCGGGTACGCCGGTGAGGACTGAGAAGCGGTACAGGCGCCACCCGAGCGCGAACGCCGGGTGTCCTGGCTTCACGGCTTCACCTCGAGCCGCGCGTCCAGGGCCGCGAGAACGGCGCGAATGGTCACCTTGCCGGCGCCGTCCTCCTTGACCAGCTCCCCGTCCTCTGCGAGGGGGGGGCAGCCCGCTTCACCGCTTCTAGCGCGTCGTGGACAGCAACGCGGGCGCAGTCCTCTTCGTGCTCGCCGACCTCGCCTTCGTCGCCGTCGCAGTAGCAATCGATGGCCTGCGCTTTCAGCGCCGATTCGCACGCAGCTATCAGCCCGGCGAGGTCGGACACGCGCGTCATGTGACCTCCTCGGGCGGCAGAGCGCGGATGCGGCGTGGAATGTCAGCACCGAACGCGCACGTCTCGGCCGCCTTCGCGCACCTCTCCTGAACGTGGGCCATGGCGCGGGTGATGGCGGCT